TAAGGAAAAGAACTTTGAAAAATATGTTCAGGGTTTAAAAAAAAACTACCAATACATATTTGCAACAGACGAAGGTAAACAAGTTATGTCTGATTTAGAAAAGAGATGCCACCATCATACTACGACTAATATAAAAGGCGATAGTCATGAGAGTGCATATATGGAAGGACAACGTAGCATCCTTCTATTTATAAAAGCAATGCTACTTAACGATAATGAAAAAGGAAAATAAAAATGTCATCAGAACAGATAACGGAGCAAACAGCTTCGCCTGTAGAACAGACACAAACTACAGAACCAACAGCAACAATAGCTAGTGTTGCAAAAACAGATACACCTGTATCATCAACAACAGAACAACCAGTAGCGGCTAAATCTTGGAAAGAAGCAATTTCTGAAGAGTTTAGAAACGATCCAAACATAGAAAAGTTTACAGAGATAGATGCACTTGCAAAGTCATATATCAATGCAACTCACATGATTGGTAAAGATAAAGTTGCTGTACCTAATCAAAATTCAACTGAAGAACAATGGAATGAAGTATTTGATAAATTAGGTAGACCAGCTTCCGCTGATAAATATGCCTTAGATGTTAAATCTGATGTTGTTCCATTAAACGAAGGAGATGTAAAACAATTTGCTGAGAACGCACATAAGTTAGGTTTAAGCAATAAACAAGCTCAAGGTGTTTTAGAGTTTTATAAAAATAATATGGAAGGTCAAGCTCATCAATCTAAAGTTGATACAGAAACTTCTCAAGTTCAAGCCGAACAAGAATTAAGAAAAGAATGGGGAAGAGACTTTGAAGTAAATGTTAAAAGAGCTGGAGCATTAGCTAAAGCTAACATGAACCCAGATATACTTGATCTTGAACTTAAAAACGGCATGAGAGTAGGAGATCATCCAGAACTTATAAAAGGCTTTGCTAAGATAGCATCTATGATGTCTGAAGATAAAATAGTATCACCAGAAAGTGATAGTACAAACAAAAGTGGAGATATTGAATCTCAAATTTCTACTATTACTAACAATCGTCAAGGACCTTACTGGAACAAAAAACATCCAGATCACGATAAGTCAGTACAACAAGTATATACATTAAGAGAAATGTTAAACAGTTAAATAATTTTAACCCCTTGTATTTTTTTCTAAATTAATGTAAGGGGTTATTAGTAGGACAATTCGTAAGAACCCTATTGACAACATGGAATAGACAGTAGTCTAACAGACTTTAAATGCAAGAGACGCCTATCAATACTGATGGATAACTTTTCTGATTATATTAAGTTAACAATAATAATGGAGAGACAATTATGTCATCACAAATAACAACAGCATTTGTCCAGCAGTATTCTGCTAACATACAAATGTTATCTCAACAAATGGGATCATTATTAAGAGACAAAGTCAGAGTTGAAAGCGTAGTAGGTAAAAATGCTTATTTCGATCAAGTTGGCTCAGTAACTGCTCAGTTAAAAACTAGCAGACATTCAGACACTCCTCAAATAGATACACCTCACTCAAGAAGAAGAGTATCTCTTGCGGATTATGAATTTGCTGATCTAATCGATCAACAAGACAAAGTACGTCTTTTAATAGACCCAACATCATCTTATGCACAAGCCGCTGCTATGGCAATGGGAAGAGCAATGGATGATGTCATTATAGCTGCTGCAACTGGTACTGCCTACACAGGCGAAACTGGTGCATCAACTGAATCCGCACAAACTGCAATCGCAGCTAGTGTTGGAACGGGAACAGGATTAAACCTCGTTAAACTAACTACAGCAAAAAGATTGTTAGACGACGCAGACGTTGATCCTTCTATTCCTAGACATATCATTGTAGGTCCAGAACAACTGCAAAATCTACTTGCTGTAGAACAAGTTACAAGTTCTGACTACAATACAATCAAAGCCTTAGTACAGGGTGAAATTGATTCCTTTTTAGGTTTCAAATTTACTGTTTCTAATAGACTTGCAAAATCTAGTAATGATAGAACTTGCATAGCTTATGCAGAAGACGGAATCACCTTAGGAATTGGAAAAGATATTTCAGCAAGAATTGACGAAAGAGCTGATAAATCTTACGCCACTCAAGTGTACTACTGTCAATCAATCGGTGCAACAAGAATGGAACAAGCAAAAGTAGTTCCAATCACTTGCACAGAAGCATAATAGGAGGATATATATATGGCTAATTCAATACAATACGCAAAAATTGCTAGTACACCTTCTGTCAAAGTAAAGTCTAACGAACTATATGGTAGAGTAAGATCGGCTTTTGCTGAATACGAAGCAAGTGCAGAACAATCTACTATTACTATGTTTGTTATTCCTAATGGTGCTAGATTATTATCTAGTGCTGTTAGTTATGATGCTTTAGGTTCTAGTACAACTATTTCTGTAGGTTACGCTGCTCATACAAAAGCAGATGGAACTGCTCAAGCTCTTGATGTTGATGAATACAAAGCTGCGGCTGCGTCTACATCTGCTGAAAGTGTTGCAGCTCTTGACACTATAGCTTTAGGTAAAAATACAGTAACAGATGCTAACGAAGATGGTGTTCCAGTTACAGTTACATTAGCAGGTGCTAATGGTACTGGTACTATTCAGTTGCAAATGTTTTATGTAATTGACTAATAAATAAAATTTTAGGCGGTGGAAGCGAGAGTGGAAACCGCCTAGAGTGCTTTAAGAAAAAGGAATTTTATATATGGCATCAGTAGTGGACATTTGTAACGGAGCATTAAACCAATTAGGTGCAACAACCATTCTTTCATTAACAGAAGATTCAAAAAACGCTAGACTATGTAATGCTAGATACACTCAAGTTAGAGACTCACTATTTAGAACACATCCTTGGAACTGCTTACAAAAAAGAGTAGAAATTGCAGCAGACACAGATACACCTGCTTGGGGTTTTACTAAGCAATATACTTTACCCGCAGATTGTTTAAGATTATTAAGAATATTAGATTATGATTTAGATCATAAGGTAGAAGGAAGAAAAATATTAAGTAACGCTTCTTCTATGAAAATTTTATATGTAGCAAGAATTACAGACCCCAATGAATATGATGAACTATTAAGAGAAACTTTATCTGCAGCATTAGGATCAGATATTGCTTATGGAATTACATCATCTAATCCTGTAGCTCAAAATATGTATGAGTTGTTTCAAAATAAATTAAGGGATGCTAGGTTTGTAGATGCAACTGAAGGTCAAAACAATTCTCCTGACCTTGGTATGACAGATGAAATAGAAGCTAGTACCTTTATTAACTCAAGGTATTAATCTATGGCACGAGTTGCGGCACAGCTTACAAACTTTACAGCAGGAGAGCTATCACCACGATTAGATGGTAGAAATGATCTCAGTAAATATGCTTCAGGATGTAAAACATTAGAGAACTTTATTATATATCCACATGGCTCTGCAGCAAGAAGATCAGGGTCTACTTTTATAGCTGAAGTTGCAGATAGTGATAACAAAACAAGATTAATTCCTTTTGAATTTTCTACAACTCAAACTTATATGCTTGAGTTTTCTAATCTTAAAATAAGATTCTATAAAGATAATGGTTCAATTTTAGAAGGCGATAAAACAATAACAGGAATTACTCAAGCTAATCCTGCTGTGGTTACTTCTAATTCACATGGTTATTCAAATGGAGATGAAGTTGTTATTACTGCTGTCGTAGGAATGACAGAGGTTAATAGTAAAAGATTTTTAGTTGCAGGTGTAACAACAAACACTTTTCAATTAACAGACAAAGATGGAACAAATATAAACAGCACAGGTTATACTGCTTATAGTTCAGCAGGAACAGCTAATAAAGTTTATGAAATTACAACACCTTATACAACTGCACAGCTTTTTGATATTAAATTTGCTCAATCAGCAGATGTTATGTATATTACGCACCCTTCACACGAAGTAGAAAAATTATCTCGTACTGGTCATACTTCTTGGACATTAGCTGATGTTGATTTTACTAACGGACCATTCCAAGATGCTAATACAACAGCAACCACTTTAACACCAGCTTCTGCTGGAGTAGGAACAGGTGTTAATATTACCGCATCCGCAATTACAGGAATTAATGATGGTGTAGGTTGGTTAGCAACTGATGTGGGTAGACAAATTTATTTTAATAGTGGTTACGCAACAATTACAGCTAGAACAAACTCAACTGTTGCAGTAGCAACTATTACAACAGCTTTTGCAAATACTAATCCTATTACTGCTTGGCAACTAGGAGCTTTTTCAGATACTACAGGACATCCTTCTTGCGTTACTTTCTTTGAACAAAGATTAGTCTTTGCCGGAACAACAAACCAACCTCAAGCTGTATTCTTTTCTAAGTCAGGAGATTATGAAAACATGGATGCAAACATTGGTGGTACAGTAGCTGATAGCGATGCTATTATTTATACTATTGCATCTAATCAAGTTAATGCAATTAG